CCATAATAGCGTGCAACTGTTCGATGTGATGATTGGTGCAATAACCCGGGGGTCTCCCGGGGGGTTGGCGCGCTTGACTCTACGCCAGGCAGACTATGAGAAGATAAGACCTTTTCAGAACCTGCTTGGTTTCAAGCGTTTGCGGCTTCGTAAGGGGCTGCACCGCCGGAACGGTAAGAACCGTCCGGTTGCGGTAGAGTTAAAGGGACAATCGGCCAAGCCAGCGCTTTTCTTTGCGCGTTCATACGCAGAGATTCTCGCTGACCGGTGGCCGGCCTTTCTAACTTTACCAATGGAGGATCAGTGTTCATTGTTTCTTCAAGCAAGGTCATGGGACCAGGTAAACTTTATCAAGTACGCAAAGTTCACAACGGTCTGGCCCATGGCCCGTTATCTTCGCAATCCGCTACCGGAGACTCCGGACGGTTTCTGCGGACACCCCACTGGGTGGACTGGAAAAGTCAAACGGTTTTTAAAAAACCGTTTGGTGGTTAGACGTTCTAAGAACGCTAAGCTTTTCTGGTCCATCTTGCAAGGTGTCAAGCGCGGAGCCGACCGGGTCAGCGAGGACTTTGTTCAAGGTGCTATGGAAAAGCACCGGGCGACCTTGACGAAGGCGCCCGTTGACAATGTGGATGAATCTGGGTTTTCGGACTATTACGATAGAATAGCCGAGGGCTTTAAGCCACGTAAAGCCGAAGTTTTTGAAGCTTCGACCTCAGCGTCATTCACATCCAAACGCAGCACGGGTGGTGCGCGGGAGGAGATCCGTTCATACTACGCCAAGAGGGGTGAGTATGACTCTTATGGTCGGACCTATTTAAATATAGATCAGGCCGGTGAGGAAGTTATCGCGATGATCGAGACGCGACCTGGTGTGGTCAGGACAATCCGAGGAGTGCCTTGTCCCACACTGAGCCAGCTGATACGTGATGCGAAACATGAGCCAAAAGATGTAATGGTTCATGCTGTCTTGGAGCCACTTAAAGTGCGGCTAATTACGAAAGGTAATAGCCTCCGTTATTGGGCGTCAAAGTTCTTCCAGAAGAATCTTTGGCGGCACTTGTTCGAGAAGAAGCAATTCTCCCCGATCGGTAAGGTGCTCTCACAGACAGACTTAATAGATCTTGTCAAACGTGAACAGTCACTTGGGCTTGACTTTCCCAAGTGGGTCAGTGGTGACTACTCTGGCGCTACGGATGGTTTAAACTTAAATCATACAAAAGCAGCCTTCGAGTGTTTCACAAAGCGTTGTCTTTTTGACTTCGACCCAGATCTAACGAATGTGTTGAGATCTGTGCTCTATGAGCAAGGGTTGCATTACCCTGGTTGGACCAAACTTGACCCCGCTGTGCAGAAGAATGGTCAGCTCATGGGTTCGACCCTAAGCTTTCCTATTCTCTGTGCTGTGAACCTCGCCACCTACTGGAAGTCCTTAGAGGAATATATCGGCAGGGACGTCGACCTTGACGACCTGCCCGTTCTTGTGAACGGAGATGATATACTCTTCCGTGCTGACGATGAGCTCTACGAGCTCTGGCAGCGTAACACGCGTACTGTAGGGTTCGAGCTCAGTCTTGGTAAGAACTACATTCATGACCGGTACCTGACTATCAACAGTCAGCTATACGACCACCTTGGAGGAACCGACTTTCACAAAGTCGAGTTCTTCAACGTTGGTTTGCTGACAGGTCAGGCCAAGGTGACCGGCAGAATGGGAGCGCGAACAGCACCACTTTGGGACCTCTATGAGGAGGCCGTGTCCGGAGCGATGGATCAGGTGAGGGCGCATAAAAGATTTATGCACTATCATCGGGAATCGATCGCGTCCATGACGAATAAGGGAGAGTTTAACCTCTTTATTCCTCGTGAACTAGGTGGCCTAGGTTTTTCCAAACCGATTGACCTGCCTAACCGCACAACAGCATTCCAAAGGAAGATTGCCGCGGTGCTCCACAAGACCTTTGTGGAGTCACTCGAGCAACGGTGCTCTCGCTTGACATCAGATGCCAAGCCAGGAGCCCACAGCCTGTTTGACGGGCGTGCGAAGATAGTGGTACCAAGAGTTGGACCACTTGAAGAGAATGTTTCGTATTATGACAAACGTCTGTGGTACGAGCCACCACTCTGTTCTGAGTGGCCGTCGGATCATGAACTGACATGGAGGTCAGTCAAGACTCAACGGGATATCATTGCTAAGGCGCGAAAGCTCGAAAGAGCTGACGAGCGGCACGATATTAGGCCCTACCCCTACGTTCTGGGTGTCATTAATGGGCATGCAGCGCACTAGGCGCGCTTCCCTGCATACGACCTGAGTAAGTCGTTAAACTGCTCCCTGTGCAGAATCTTGTTACGTGATCGTGTGGACCCAGCCAGGTGGTTAGAGACCACTGACGGCGCGCGGTTAGCTACCGCCTCCACCGCCTCAAGGGACGGTGTCCTCACGTAGTGACAAGCTCTGCATAGGCCCACGATTGTGGGTGATATGATGAGAACAGTCGCACAAGTTCCACATGTCGGTCATTGAGTTACATAGATTAAATGGACCAAAACCGTGGTGTTTCATCAACACCTTAATAGTTCGGTACTAAGACCAAACGGTCGGAATGTCAACAGACTACACGGTTCAGCCATTCAATGGTTCTATGTGATGTATAGTCGTCCCCTTTGGTGGAGGAGTCAATACAACCAATTATGCAACGAAACAGAACAATGAAAACTAAGCAGGGGAACAAAGGTTCCCGAACACAAACGATACGTGCCCCGGCAGCTCAAAACAAATCGAGCCGGCAGAGCGGTCGTACCCGTCAGTCCTACAGGGAAAGCGAACGTGTCACAACGATATCGGGCTCAGTAGCCTTTAACGTTGTTGACTCGCTGCCCTGCAATCCAGGCTTGGCGGGGTCATTCCCTTGGCTCTCGGGCCATGCGTCTCTCTACGATAAGTACAGGGTCAAGAAATTGATCTACAAGTACAAGAATCTGAAGGGGACGAATTCAGACGGTAATGTCCTGATGTCGTTCGATTACGACACCTTGGACTGTGCACCAACCACAGCTGTCGAGATGACCCAGTCTACGTTATACGTAGACGGTGCACCTTGGCGGCTCTTCCAGTTGAG